GCCCTGATAGGGGCGATAGTGGGGACTATCCTCCTATCGGGGTGCGGTTACGATGGGTGGGTAAGATATGAGTGCCAAGAATACGAAAACTGGACAAAGCCTGAGTGCACTCCGCCTCAATGCGAGGCTACCGGGACCTGCACTAAGGACCTTATTACGACAGATGAGTAAAGAAAATAAGCGGCTAACGCCTGAGGATATACACGCTCGCCTGATATTTTTAATTGGCGCGGTACTAGCTTTAACTTTTTTTGTCATTACCGCAGGTGCGGTCTATGCGCTGGTCTTTGTAACTCAGCCCGTAGGAGCTCAAGCGCCTAACGATCGAGACTTTATACAACTCTTACAAACTTTAGCCATATTCTTAACCGGGGCACTCGGCGGCGTATTAGCCGGTAACGGCCTAAAGTCTAAACCTAAAGAGCACACTAAGACCGACACGCCAAACACGAATACGCTTTGATTTCTGACAAAAAGCCCTCATACTGATACTACAAACGCTGAGAGGGCTACTCGGTTAGTAGCTTAATCGGCCTTAACAAAGGGCTAAGTAATGAATAGTTTAGATATATTGATCGGTTTGGCAGCCTGCGGTATGGGCTTTATGTTTATGGTGATTGGTTACTCAATCGGTTTTAAGCACGGACACGGCGAGGGCTTTGTGCGCGGTCGTGCAATAGCTAAAGCTCTTAAAGAGAGCGAGCTAATCTAATGGGGTTTTTAGATAACTACGAGGACGTAAACGCTCGTATTAAACGCTTTAGAGCTGAGTTTAAGAGCGGTAGATTGGTCGCATATATTGAGAGTTTTGATATTGAGAAAGGTACGATCCTCGTAAGAGCTGAGGCTTATCGTGAATATGAGGATACGGTGCCGAGCGCCGTCGATTACGCTTTTGGCAACGTAGCAACCTATCCGCAAAATATGCGTAAGTGGATGGTAGAGGACACGATTACCTCAGCTTATGGGCGCTGCATAGGCCTATTAACTCCAAGCCTTGAGCACTCATCAAGGCCTACGATGCAAGATATGGAAAAGGTAGAAACTTTACCGGCTAGTGCTGATCCATGGAGTACAAAGGCATCAATCGAGGATATGGCTACTATGGCGAGTGCCGTATTAGAGATCGGTAAAGAGCTAGGCGGCGAGTTAGTAGCTGCTGCGCCAAGGTGCCCTCATGGCACGATGATATGGGCCGAGGGTACGGCTAAGGCAACCGGTAAACCGTGGGCGGCTTATAAGTGCACCGAGAAAGTACGAGCTAATCAATGTAACCCATATTGGCACGTGCTCGGATCAGATGGAAAATGGAAGCCCCAAGTATGACGATCAACCCTAAAGATATTTACCGCTCACCGGATGCGCATACGTATAGCTTTGATGGTTACGGCGGTGCCGGTAATTGCTATCTCTGCGATAACGATACGCATATTAATGATTACGTACGTGAGGATGGTTTAGTCGTGGCATTTTGTAAACGATGCGAGGACGGCCTCAAGTTATGACAAAAAAGCGCCTATCCATATACATACTTATTTTTGAGGTAATTTTACTAATAGTTATGGGTTATTTACTATGGGCGAAATAACCTACATAAAAAACGGGATCGCTTTAACAATCCACGACAACGGCGAGACAAGTGCTACGCCGGTAGATAAGTGCGACTATTGCGGCGAGTGGGTTAGTCAATCGGGCGGCCTTACCATTAGGGATGTAGGCCTTGAGGTCGTAACGTGGCTATGTGCACAATGCCGGGCTTAGTTAAAATCATCCTAGATAGATCGCAGGAAATTACCGCGCATCGTATCGGCTTAGAGCGCACGATTATACGTAACGCTAACGTCGAGGATGCAAGTAATTTTGGCCAAACCTATAAAAACTGGCATGAGCTAGTATGGCAAGAGTCCGAGGCTTGTGGCGCAGAGATAGCCGTAGCTAGTTATTTTGGTGATTATGGGTTTGTACCTAAAATAGATAACGCTCACGATACGGCAGATGTAGGCGATAATATCGAGGTTAAACACACTAAACACGCTAACGGGCATTTAATTCTACAAAATAGAGGACCGGGCAGGCCTACCGACGTAGCTATATTAGTTACAGGCTTTAGCCCGGTATATGTCCTTATGGGTTGGATGCCGGTACATATGGCCAAGGTGCCTAAATATAAACACCCGTATCAAAATAACTATTGGGTGCCTCGATCTAATCTATTTGAGATGCAATACTTAAAGAGGTCAAACTATGGCGACGTATAAAAGTAAGTGCCGTTTATGTGGCAAGGTAACAGAGCACATAGAGCGCGTAGTAACCGATAACCTGCCACCGTACGTTAAGTCTTTACAATGCGTTAAATGCGGCGTTATGGGTATTGTCATGATGGAGGACGTTAAAGATGATTAAAGTACTCGATCTATTTTGCGGTGCAGGTGGCGCCTCAATGGGTTATCACCGTGCAGGCTTTGAGGTTACAGGTATGGATATTAAGCACGGTAAGCGTTATCCGTTTAAGTACATACGTAAAGATGTAATGGCGTTAAGGCCCGAGGATCTAGAGGATTACGACCTTATTCACGCCTCGCCTCCGTGTCAGACTTATAGCATTACTCAGCATTTACGTAAAGCTCAAGGTAAAAGCACAAGTAAGAAAGATTTACTCGCTCAAGTGCGCTCGCTACTCGTAGCATCCGGTAAACCATACATAATCGAAAACGTAAAAGGCGCACCCTTAATCGATGCGGTACAAGTATGCGGCTCGGCGTTTGGTCTTAAAGTACGTAGGCACCGGCTATTTGAGTCTAATCTCGAGTTAAAGGGTACAGATTGCCACCATAAACAACAAGGTAAACCCGTAGGCATATACGGCTCTATGCGTGATGAGATCCCGGGCGGTGGACATACAGCTAAAACTATGGAGCAGGCTAACGAGGCTATGGGTATCGATTGGATGATATGGGGCGAAATGGTCGAGGCTATTCCACCGGCATATACGCACTATCTAGGGATGCAGGTTAAACTATGAGTTATCCACATAAGTTATGCACAAGTGTTAATAGCTTGTGGGACACGCTCAAAGATACGCTCAAGATTGACAGGTATTTGACTAGAGGACTACGCTCCATACTCGCAGGCGAGCCGCTACCGCGGATAGCTCGCAGGCGTAGTACGGTGCTTTTGGCCGGGCTATTGCTATTTAGCAATATGCCTGCATCTCAAGCAATTAACACACATAGAGATAAAGAAAACTACAAACTATACGCACATATAAAGCTACTTAATGCTAAGCAATATAGATGCCTTGAGCTATTGTGGAATAGAGAGTCTCGGTGGGATCCACGTGCAGATAACCCTAAGAGCTCTGCGTTTGGTATACCTCAACTACTTAAGATGAAAGAGTTAGATCCATTTAAGCAGATAGATCTAGGACTTAAGTACATATCACATAAACACTCAACACCTTGTAAAGCCTTACAGTTTCATAATCAAAGGGGTTGGTACTAATGGTACGAGGTAGGCAGGATCCACGTGTAAGCCAAAAGTATAAAAAAGCCCGGTTAGTTGTATTAGCTAGAGATGGATACACGTGTGCCTATTGTGGGCAGGATGCTACGACGGTGGACCATATACAAAGCATCAAGTCCGGAGGAGATCCGGTAAGTCTTGAGAATATGATCGCCTGTTGTGCTCGATGCAATAGCGCTAAGGGCTCACGCTCACAAGGCGTTTTTTTAGCGTCTAATTCTACCCCCCCTGCCTTTCCGACCAATATCTCCCCGAGGACCACTAGTACGGTCCTAGCCGGTCCGTGCACGGGCCAACCCGAGCAGGATTGATAGGAGTATGGACAATATGAAACCGCCCCGTAAGGGGGCTACTGAGCCTCGCCTACATAGTCCCTACATCGAGGGCAAAAATCGCGGCGACGAGGTAGCGCAGCTTGCAGACTCGATCGGCCTGCCGCTTTTACCGTGGCAAGATTTTGTAATTAGGGACATGACCGCCATAGATGAAAATAATATGTTTATTAGGAAAACAAATTTAGTGTTATGTGCAAGGCAACAGGGTAAAACTCATCTCGCTCGTATGATGATGCTCGCGCACCTGTATCTATTCGACTCTAAAAATGTAATTATTATGAGCTCTAATAGATCGATGGCTTTAGACACCTTTAGACAAGTGGCCTACGCTATCGAGGGTAATGACGGCCTAAGCCAAGCCGTTAAACAGATCCGGTTTGCTAACGGTACCGAAAGTATCGAGATGAAAAACGGCGCTCGCCTTGATGTCGTAGCTGCGACCCGTGACGGCTCACGCGGTCGTACGGCGGACCTGCTCTACATCGATGAGGTACGAGAGATATCCGAGGAGGGCTTTAGAGCTGCAACGCCTACGACTCGTGCCCGGGCTAATGCTCAAACCTTGCTTACCTCTAATGCCGGCGATGCCTTTAGTACGGTGCTTAATGATCTACGCGAAAGAGCTCTAAGTTTTCCTCCTAAAACCTTTGGTTACTACGAGTACTCGGCTCCTCAGTTTGCAGCTATTACAGATCGTGATGCGTGGGCGATGGCTAACCCGGCACTCGGCTACACCGTTACCGAGGAAGCACTCGAGGAGGCGGTAGCTACTCAGCCGGTAGAGACGACTAAAACAGAGCTCCTATGTCAATGGATCTCGAGCACTCAAAGCCCGTGGCCTCATATGTCGGTAGAAAATGCCGGAGACAAAGATCTAAAAATGTCACCGGGACCCCTTACTATTTTTGCCTTTGATGTTGCACCCTCGCGCCGTGATGGATCGCTCGTAATGGGTCAGGTCCTACCCGATGGCCGCATAGGCGTAGCCGTGCTTGAGGTATTTCACTCGGACGTATCTATCGATGAGCTCTTTATGGCAGACCATATTGCCAAGTGGTGTAAAAACTTTTACCCTCGGACCGTTTGCTATGACAAGTACACGACCGCCTCAATAGCCAAACGCCTCGAAATTAACGGCGTACATATCACCGACATATCCGGGCAAAAGGGGTACCAAGCCTCCGGCGATTTATACGAAGCTCTAGCTAATAACCGCTTAGTGCACTCAGGCCAAGATTTACTCGTTACTCATTTTGCTAATTGTGCGGCTAAAGAGTCCGATAGCTCGTGGCGTATTGTCCGGAGAAAATCGGCCGGCCCCGTAGATATCGCTATCGGCGTATCGATGGTCGTGCATATCCTTAATCAACCGATGGGCGAGGCCAAGGTATACATCTAAGACACGACACGTAATACCTGATTTTATGCTTGACATTTTGAGAAAATTCCTCCTATGGGATTACTCCAAACTTTAGGGCTTAAGAGCTCCGATAAACCTCAGGTAGAGGCTCAGTACGCACCTGCTGTAATGGATACTACGTACGGTTATGGATCATTTAATACCGGTAATTTTGGTTATAACGGCGTAGGTATCGATCGTAATTTTGCTTTACAAGTTTCGAGCGTTGCACGTTGCCGTAATTTAATTGCCGGCGTTATTGCATCTATTGATTTATCACTTTATAAAAAATCTACGGGCGAAAAGTTAGGGTCTCCGGTTTGGTTAGAGCAGCCGGATATTCGCCAACCTCGAAGCCTTACCATCGCTGCAACCGTAGATAGTTTGATATTTTATTCGGTTGCATATTGGCGTGTTACATCTTTGTACGCCGATGATGGCCGTCCATCCGGGTTTGAGTGGGTAGCTAATAATCGCGTTACATACACGACTAATCAATACGGTACAGAGATCCAAGATTATTTCGTCGATGGTAACAAAGTACCTATGGGCGGTATCGGATCGCTCGTTACTTTCCAATCTTTGCTACCTGGTGTATTGCAGAGTGCAAGTACGACTATTAAAGCTGCATACGATGTACAACGTGCGGCGGCTATTAGTGCAGCTACACCAATGCCTACTGGTATCTTAAAAAATAACGGAGCAGATTTACCGGAGTCTCAGATACAAGGACTACTAGCAGCTTTTAAGAGTGCTAGACAAAATCGCAGCACCGCATATTTAACGAGCACTCTTGATTATGTCCCTACATCTTTCTCACCTAAAGACATGGCCTACTCCGAATTTTCTCAGTACCTCGCTACCGAAATTAGCCGCGCGATGAACGTACCGAGTTACCTAATTAGCGCGGACATGAATAACTCAATGACGTACCAAAATATTTTAGATGGTCGTAAAGAGTTTGTAGCGTATTCGTTGCAGCCTTACATTTCCGCTATTGAGGATCGTCTATCAATGAACGATATAACAAACGGATCTAATCAGGTCCGGTTTGCCGTCGATGATACTTTCTTACGTGTAGATGCTAAGGATCGTTTAGACATTATCGAGAAAATGTTAAACCTAGATTTAATTAACGTAGATCAAGCCCGACAAATGGAGCAACTAACACCGCTAGGAGATACAAGTGCTACTAACGTTTAGCCAAGAAATACAGGCCGCAGATACAGAGCGTAGGATCGTATCCGGACTTGTTGCACCATATGGCGAGATCGGACACACATCCGCAGGCCCGGTTATGTTTGAGCGCGGCTCAATTACATACGCTGAGGCAACAGATATAAAATTACTTATGCAGCATCAAGCCGATAAACCGGTAGGGCGCGCCATTTCATTTTCAGAGTCCACATCACCGGCGGGCGTTTACGGATCCTTTAAGTTATCTAGCAGCACTCGAGGACAAGATGCTCTAGTACTAGCTCAGGAAAACCTAGTATCCGGCTTATCCGTAGGGGTCGATGTAACGGCCTCTAAGCCTATGGGGGATTACCTGTTAGTAACGGCGGCGGTCCTCAAAGAGGTAAGCCTCGTTGAGAGTGCGGCCTTTTCTAGCGCCTCCGTAACTGATATTGCAGCAGCTCGAGCAGCGCTTGAGGCAGCTACAAGTACAAAAGAAAAAACTACAACTATCTCTACGACGATCGTAGAGGTCGAAACCGAAA